GGAGGTTCTATCACGGGTCGTGGTGCAGACTTACTGATCATTGATGATCCGCATTCCGAGCAAGATGCCATGTCCAAGACTGCTATGGAAAATGCCTGGGAATGGTACACCTCTGGTCCTAGACAACGTTTACAACCTGGTGGTGCGATAGTCGTGGTCATGACAAGATGGTCAGAGACGGATTTAACAGAAAGATTAATTGAAGCGCAGAGTAAAGATTCCCATGCCGACCAATGGGAGATTATTGATTTCCCTGCACTCAAAGAAGATGGACAACCTATCTGGTCAGAGTATTGGAAGAAAGAGCAGTTGGACGCGGTCAAAGCATCACTGCCCGTGAGCAAATGGAATGCGCAATGGCAGCAACAACCCACGAGTGAAGAGACGAGTATTCTTAAACGAGAGTGGTGGCAAATATGGGATAAGGATTCTATGCCTAAAGTGGAATATATTATTCAATCCTACGACACGGCTTTTAGTGCACGGACCACTGCCGACTTCTCAGCCATTACAACCTGGGGAGTTTTTACAAATGAAGCAACGAACAAACAAAATATTATTTTATTGGATGCACAAAAGGGCAGATGGGATTTTCCAGATCTCAAACGTATCGCACTAGAGGAAAATAAATATTGGCAACCTGAGCAAATAGTCATCGAAGCCAAAGCAACGGGGCTCCCCCTAACTCACGAATTACAAGCAATGGGGATTCCGGTCATCAATTTTACACCGAGTAGAGGCAATGACAAATTGGTAAGGGTCAATTCCATTTCACCTTTATTCGAATCAGGGATGGTTTGGGCACCCGATTATAAATGGGCAGAAGAAGTGATTGAAGAATGCGCCGCTTTCCCTTATGGTAGATACGATGATTACGTGGACAGCACAACACAAGCATTGATGAGATACAGACAATTTGGAGCTTTAGTCCACGATTATGACGAAGAAATGGAAAAACCTGAAAGAAGGAATATTAGTTACTATGCAACGTAATTTATGTTATAAAAATTAAATGGCAGATATAGATAAAATTTTAAACCAAGCTCCGACTGAAACGATTGAAGAATCAGCAGAGATCATTGAAAGCAACCCTAGTGATTTATCACAATTAGAAGTAGAGACAGAAGAAGAAGGAAGTGAAGTATTATCTTTAGGGGGAGAAGAAGGAGGAGGAGAGGAAGACTCAGAGGAAGACTTCGCGGCTAACTTAGCTGAATCATTATCCGATGAGGTCATGTCAAAAATTTCAAACGAATTAAGAGCACAGTATGAAGTTGATTTAACTTCAAGAGACGAATGGGAACAAGCCTACATCAAAGGATTAGATCTTCTAGGATTTAAGTATGTTGTTCGCTCACAACCTTTCCGTGGTGCGTCGTCAGTTTCTCACCCTCTTTTAGCAGAGGCCGTCACACAATTTCAAGCTGGAGCGTATAAAGAATTATTACCTTCTGGCGGTCCTGTTAAAACAGCTATCGTAGGTGAAGTGACAACAGAAGTGGAACAACAAGCAGAACGTGTTAAAGAATTTATGAATTATCAAATCATGTACAAGATGAAAGAATACGATCCAGAGATGGACCAACTTCTATTTCATCTACCTCTAGCGGGCAGTGCATTTAAAAAAGTTTATTACGATGGCAACATGGGAAGACCTTGTTCTAAATTTATTCCAAGTGAAGACCTGGTGGTGAATTACGGAGCAACAGATTTAAATGATGCAGAAAGAATTACTCATCAAATAAAAATTTCTCCTAATGATTTAAAAAGACAAATGCTTTCTGGTTTTTACAGAGATTCAGATATTGATGTGAATGAAGATGAATCAATGTATCAAAGTTATTCTCAAATTAAAGAAAAGTATGATGAGTTAGAAGGCGTAAGAAAATCAGAGTACAGCGGACAATATATGTTATTAGAAATGCACGTTGAGTTAGACCTCGAAGGTTTTGAAAACATAGATGGAAGCGGAGCTCCAACAGGATTAAAACTTCCTTACGTTGTAACCATTGAACAAGGGCAAGGAAAAATTTTATCTATTTATAGAAACTACGCACCAGACGATGGTTTGTTTTTAAGAAAAGAATTTTTTGTTCATTACAAGTTTTTACCGGGTCTTGGTTTTTATGGTTTTGGTTTAGTGCATATGCTAGGAGGTTTAACAAGAACCGCAACAGCAGCACTTAGACAACTTCTTGACGCTGGAACTTTATCTAATTTACCTGCTGGCTTTAAAGCTAGAGGACTTCGTGTACGTGACGATGGTGAGCCTCTCCAACCTGGTGAGTTCAGAGATGTAGATGCTCCGAATAATGATATTCGTGGATCATTGATGCCTCTTCCTTACAAAGGTCCAGATCAAACTTTATTTTCTTTATTAGGATATGTTGTAGATGCTGGTAGAAGATTCGCTGCTATTGCAGATATGAAAGTAGGAGATGGTTCTCAAGCTAATCCTGTAGGAACTACAATGGCATTATTAGAACAGGGTACCAAGGTAATGAGTGGTATTCATAAACGTTGTCATTATGCACAAAGAAATGAATTTGATTTATTAGCTAAATTATTTGCTAGCACTTTACCACCAGAATATCCTTATAGTGTTGAAGGTGGGAATAGACAAATTAAAGCTCAAGACTTTGATGATAGAGTAGATATCCAACCAGTTTCTGATCCTAATATTTTTTCTTCAAGTCAAAGAATTATGATGGCTCAAACACAATTACAATTAGCACAAGCTAATCCAGAAATTCACAATCAATATGAAGCATACAGAAGAATGTATGAAGCTTTAGGAGTACAAGCTATCGAAGCTATTCTACCTCCTCCCGCTCAACCTCAACCTATTGATCCAGCAATGGAAAATGCTCAGTCATTAGGACTAATGTCTTTAATTGTTTTTCAAGAACAAAATCACGAAGCACACATAGAAGCACATAGAGCTTTTATGAGTTCCTCTTTAGTCAGAAACAATATTCAAGTAGCTACTATTTTACAAGGACACATCATAGAGCACGCAGGAGCTATGGCTAGACTAGAAGTTATGCAAGAAATTCAACCTCAATTAGCTAAAGAAGCTGAAAAATTTGGAGGAAAGATTCCAGAAGATCTACAAGTTCAATTTAATGCGCAAATTGAAAGTCAAGTAGCTATTAAGATTGCAGCCATAACAGATGATATGGTAGCTGAAGAACAAGAATCTTTACCTATTGGTGGAGATGATCCTCTTGTTGAAATTAAAAACAGAGAAATTGATATTGATCAACAAAGACTCAACTTAAAAGCAGCAGATGATATAGCTCTTAGAAAAATTGAATTAGATAGATTGGAACAAAAGGCTTCAGTCGATCAACAAAGAGTTCAAGCACAATATGATATCGCTGATCAAAGAACAGAAGTTCAAAGAGAACGAATCGATGTTCAGAGGAAGAGAGTAAATAATGAATAAGAAAATAGATAAAAAAAAGTGGGAAGAAGTAGATCAAGAAATAGTTGCTTCCTTAACAGCAGAGTTTAAAGCTTTGTTCGGTGTTTATGAAGCACAAGGAGTAGAACCTTTAGCTATGGCATCAGCTATGCTATGCGTTGGGCAGTGGGCCATGAAGCAAGAAATAGGCTTGAAACAAACTCAGGATTTGTTAAAGTTATTATCAACATTTAGATATGTCGAGTTTAGACATGTAAATGAAACATTACACTAGGAGGCACGATGAAAAATAAAAGTTTTCCAGATATGACAGGTGACGGCAAAGTCACTAAAAAAGATATTTTAAAAGCTAGAGGTGTCCCAGGATTTAAAAAAGGTGGCGAAATGACTAAAAAAAATAAAAATAAAAAAGGTATGGTAGTGGAAGTCAATATAAGACCAGCTACTAAAACTGAAATGAAAATGGCAAAGAAAATGAACAAAGGTGGAATGGTCGAAGACCTAGGATCACCGAAAGAAGTTTCTTTTAACTCCGCTGGTGGTAAGTCCACAATGCGTGGTATGGGTGCAGCAACTAAAGGCGGCAAATTTCAAGGAGTATTTTAAATGACTATAAAAAAAGAAGAAATGTATAAAGGTGGTAAAGCAGTTATATCTGATAGGCAAAGAGAAAAAATAGAAAAAGCTATAGATGGGTTTTTAAATTCACAAGGAAAGGAGAATAGCTATAAAAAAAAAGAAACATTTGGCAACAAAGAAGAAATAATGAGAAGAATCGCTGCAGATGAAGATCTTAGTCCAGAAGAGGTAGAAAGATATACAGCTAATTATATTAAACGCACCGCTGAAAGAGGCAGTAGGTTTAAGACAAAAGATGGTAAGATGTATTATAAGGCAGGTTACACCAAAGAAGGAGATTCTAAAAAAGCTATGGGTAAACAAGCTATGGCATTACAAAAAAAATTAGGATTAGTTAAAGACGGTAAGAAAAATTCAAGCCCTACACAAATGGACAAAGATAATGCTTCTAAAAAAAGTAGAGGTGGACTTATGAGAAAACCTAAGTTAGCTAAAAGAGGATTTTAATTGACAAGTTATAAGGCAATTCAAAAACCTAAAAGACTTACTAGAACGATTCCTCCAAAGCGAGGACCCAATCCCCAAGGTATTAATTTAGTGAAAAGTAAAAAGGTAAAAAAAGAAATTGCTTAATCAATTATTAGGCGGAGGCTTAGTTAAAACTGTAGGAGCAATAATAGATTCCGTTCACACAAGTGAAGAAGAAAAAAATAATGCTAAGATTAAACTCAAAGAAATTGAAGCAAGTCTTAATCAAGCACAAACTCAAATTAATTTAGCTGACTCTAAATCCACTGCCACAGGCATTGGTGGTATTATGCAGCGGTCGTGGCGCCCCCTCATCGGGATGAGTTGTGCGTTAGCGATATTGTGGGAGTACGTATTAAAACAATTTATAATTTTTATATTGGCAGCATTTAGTATTGAACATGCACCTTTACCTGAGCTTGACATGGCTACACTATTCCCTCTTGTCATGGCTTTATTAGGCATGGCGGGAATAAGATCCTTCGACAAGGTCAAGAAAGTTAATTCAGATAAATAGTGACTCAAGAGATAACAATATACGTAGCTATTCTCCGTTTAATTAATAGTAGACAAAGTGACTTAAAAGATACTATATTAGACGGGAACGTAGAGAATTGGGCAAATTACCAATACCTAGTTGGGCAACTCACTTCTCTTCGCAAACTCGATGCAGATGTTAGGGATTTGTTTCGCAAATGGGAGGTAGACGATGACGACAATGACACCTGGGATAGTGATTCCAGAAAATAAAATAGTAGGACTTAAACCTACTAATAAAATAGAAATACCAAAAAAAACTGAAGAAGTTAAGTTTGAAAAGCCTAATGAAAATCAGTTATCTAAAGTTCCTAAACCAACAGGGTGGAGATTAGTAGTCTTACCTTATAGAGGTATAGGTAAAACTAAAGGTGGTGTTTTACTAACAGACAATGCCGTAGAAGAACAACAGATAGCATCTGTTTGTGCTCTCGTCTTAGAAGTTGGTCCTGATGCTTATCAAGATAAAGCAAAATTTCCCCAAGGTCCTTGGTGTAAAAAAGGAGATTGGATTGTCATATCACGTTACGCTGGTTCAAGAATTAAAATTGAAGGTGGCGAATTACGTATTTTAAATGATGATGAAATTTTAGCGACTATTGATAGTCCAGAAGATATTTTAGGAGTAGTAACATGAACGCAGTAGATAAAGAAATTGAAATGCTTCAAGCAGAGAAAAAAACCAAACCTACTTCTTCTTACGAAGTCGAAGTCACTTCTGATGATATAATAGAAACATCATCGGAAAATGAAGTTGAATTTAAAGAAGAAAAAAAAACTTTTGAAGTAGAAGAAGATTCATCACAAGGAGAAGATCCTGTTGTTGAAAATATTAGTAAAGCTGAAGAAGTTAAAGAAGAAGATGGAAAAGGTAAGTACAGTAAATCTATTCAAAAAAGATTTGATGAATATGCTTATCAATTAGGTGAATCTAAAAGAAGAGAAGAAGAAGCAATTACAATTGCTCAAGCAATTAAATCAGAAAGAGACAAAGTTAAAGCTACCTTAGAACAACTTAACAAAGGTTATGTTGATGAAATGGGTGGAAGAGTAACGGGTTCTCTAACTGCTGCTAAAGCTAAATTAAAAAAAGCAATGGAAGACGCTGATTATGAAGCTGTCGCTGATTCTCAATTAGAAATTGGTAAATTAAGTACAGACCAAGCTAGATATGAAGATCTTAAAGTTAGAGTTGAAAGACAGCAAAATGCACCTAAGCAACAAGAAATTGAAATACCACAACCACAGCCACAACAACCTGTTAAAGATCCTAAAGCAGAATCTTGGGCAGCTGGTAATGAATGGTTTGGTTCAGATAAAGTTATGACAAACGTCGCTTATGCAATTCACGAAGAATTAGTTAATCAGGGGGTTGATCCTCGTACAGATTACTACTATACTGAAATTGATAAACGAATGAGAGATAATCTCCCTCATAAGTTTGAACAACAAAATTCTTCACAAGAGGAATCCGTCACGCAACAGCCCGTCCAAACCGTTGCAGGCGCACGTCGAAACAGAGGCACAGGACGCAACATAGTTAAGTTGTCAAGTTCAGAAGCGGCAATCGCAAAACGACTTGGTCTTTCCAACGAACAATATGCGTCGGAAAAACTAAAGTTACAGAGAGGTAATTAATATGACGATAGATAAAACACCAAGATCTGCTTCCACAAGGAAAAGCGAAAGTCGAGTAAAAGAATGGCAACTACCAAGTACGCTTGATACCCCTGACGCACCTGAAGGTTATAAATTCAGATGGATTAGGCAATCAGTAAGAGGATATGAAGATAACAAAAATGTTATCGGTCGAATTAGACAAGGTTATGAACTTGTCCGAGCTGACGAATTTCCCGATTTTGATTTCCCAACCGAAGCTGAAGGAAAACACAAAGGCATTGTTTCAGTGGGTGGATTATTATTGGCAAAGGTGCCTTTAGAGATAGCAAAACAACGTAATGATTATTACAAAAAAATATCCCAGGATCAGCAAGATGCAGTGGATAACGATCTCTTTAAGGACGAACATCCTTCTATGCCTTTACATAGACCAGAGCGAAAAACTAAAGTTACGTTCGGTGGTTCTTCAAAAGACGAATAGTTTTTAAAAAACCAAGACGTAGCACTTACTTAATAACCATACTTTATAAAGGAGTATAACATGGCAAACCAAAATGGAGCCTTTGGCTTTAACCCGGTTCGTATGCAAGGATCAGGTCCGTCTACAAATGGACAGACTAGATATGCAATTGCGAATGGGGAAAATACAGGAAACATTTTCCAAGGAGCACTTGTGAAAATGGTAGCTGGTGGTACAATCCAAGTTGCAACTGGCGTTGCGGATATTGCGTTAGGTGTGTTCAATGGTGCACAGTGGGTGGATACATCCTCTTCAAAACCAACATGGTCTAACTATTTTCCAAACGCTACTTCATCTTACGATGGTATAATCAATGCTTTCGTTATTGACGATCCAAACCAATTATTTGAAGTTCAAGTATCTGGCGCGTTCGCAAATACAAACATTGGTCAAACAGCAAACTTAGTCAACATGACTGACGGTTACACAGGGTCTGGGACATCTCAGGCGCAAGTTAACAGTTCTACATTTGGAACTGGAGCAAACACAGCAGTGAGAGTTATTGGATTATCTGATAACCCTGAAAACTCTGACGTGACTGCTAACAACTGTAATATCGTAGTTAAACTTAACAAGCATTTTTACTCAAGTAATCTTGCAGGCATATAGGGAGTTAATAAACTATGGCTATATCAAGAGCACAACTCGTTAAAGAGTTAGAGCCAGGTCTAAACGCCCTGTTTGGCTTGGAGTACGCACGTTACGATAATGAAGATAAAGAGATCTTTGATTCTGAATCTTCAGATCGTGCATTTGAAGAAGAAGTAATGTTAGCTGGTTTTGCTGGTGCACCTGTTAAAAATGAGGGAGCTGGAGTCGCATTTGACACAGCAAACGAAGTTTTCACAGCTAGGTACACACACGAAACTATCGCATTAGCTTTTTCAATCACAGAAGAAGCGGTTGAAGATAACCTGTATGACAGATTATCTGCTAGATACACAAGAGCCCTTGCACGTTCAATGGCAAACACTAAGCAAGTAAAAGCTGCGGCTGTTTTAAACAACGCATTTGCTACTGCTGGTGCTGCTGGAACAAACCCAGGTGGTGACGGCGTATCTTTAGTTAACACTCAGCACCCTCTTCAATCAGGTGGTTTTTTGCAAAATAGATTAGCAACAGACGCTGACTTAAATGAAACATCATTAGAGCAGTCACTAATCGACATTGCAGCTTTCCTTGACGAAAGAGGATTAAGAACAGCTATCAAAGGAATGAAATTAATTGTCCCAAGACAATTACAGTTCTCTGCTGATAGGCTTATGAACTCTGCACTAAGAGTTGGTACAGCTGATAACGACATCAACGCAATCAGAAACATGTCAATGATTCCTGAAGGCTATGTTGTTAATCACTACTTAACTGATGCTGACGCTTTCTACATCAAAACTGACTGTCCAAATGGTTTTAAACACTTTGTAAGAACACCATTAAAAACAGTTATGGAAGGTGACTTTGATACAGGTAATATCAGATACAAAGCAAGAGAGAGATATTCTTATGGATTCTCTGATCCTCGTTGTGTATTCGGTACATCTGGTGCATAAGTAACAATTCAAAACATTAATTTTAAAGGGCGCTTTACTGCGCCCTTTTTTTATTCTATAACTTAAACTACAAGCATTAATACTTAGATACATACACTGAGCTTGTCAGACGGTATAGAGACTATGTATCGAAAGGTCTATACAACCAAGGAGGTTTAATATGGCAAATACTACATTCTCAGGACCAGTCCGATCGGAAAATGGTTTTGAATCAATAACAAC